AAGTACCCTGCCGGTAATTGGCATAATGCCGCTGAAACAAAAATAAAACAACCTGTGGTACAATTATTAATTGATAATGATGTTGATAATTACTGGTTTACGGTAGGTGAGGCTCCAATAGTACGCGCGTACAGCGAAATATTATGGGACGGAATTGGTGTTGTTACTACATTAAGCAATCAACTATTCGCTAATGTGTACAATGATAATAAAAAATTAAGCATATTAATGTATTCGGATCCTATAACCGGAAGCTGTTTACTGCAAACCAATACATATATCAAAAATTTTGGTTCTACGCTGGCGACTAATTTGGCTTTTAATCTTTAGGGGGTAAAATGACCATTACTGAAGCACAATTAAGAATACTGGTAAGTGATCGTATACCCAATAATGTACTCGATTCTGTTGATTATACTGCTATTATAGCAATGGAAACAAATCTGTACAGGGCGGCGGCACTTGTCGCCCAATCAATAGCCGCATATTTTGCTACTAAAATTGATACAACTGTGGGACCGGTAAAAATACAAAATAGCCAGAAATTTAAACATTATACTGATTTAGCTGGTAAGCTTGAAAAACGAGCTACGTCTGGTAAAAGTAAAGATGATGCATTTTTGGCTTCTGGCGGCGGTGCTCCTGTACTAACCGGTGTTAGTAATACTGAAATTGATACGGCGCATGAAGACACAGATCGATATAAACCAGCATTTAAGCGCGGTGATTTAGATAACCCATCTGGTTCGGATGATATTGTAGACCCAACTATAGGAGAATATTGATGGCGGATACTACATGGCCGGTCACATTACCCACAGAATTTGATGTAAACGGGTATAATGAACAGGAACCGAATAATATTATTAGACAATCAATGGCGGCAGGCCCGGACAAAGTACGGCGGCGCGGAACTTCTGCCCCCCGACCTATTACCGGGCAAATGGTTTTTACATTGGCACAGGTTGAGTACATGCGTACCTTTTATAATGATACCACTTTTTCCGGTACGCTTACTTTCGATGGTTTGTTGGAACCACGAACCGCTGCCGCTGTTGATTGGCGTTTTATGGCACCCCCGGCATATGTACCGCATGGTAATAATGGTGCTTTATTTATTTGTACTTTAACACTTGAAATTTTACCTTAGAGGTTACAATGGGTATTACAGCAATTAAAGAAGATTTTATTACCGCCATTATGGATGTACTGGATGAGGTAGGTGATACGTTAACCATAAAATACCATACAGAAGGTGCGCTTGATGAAAATGACCCCGGTGCCGGTAAACCACAAACTGAAGTAACAGCTACCCCGGAAGGTATACTTGTTGTTTTTGATGAAAGTTTTATGGAAGGTACAGAAGTTGAACAGGGTGACCGTATTGCGATTATTTCAGTAGCCGGTTTATCATTTGAAATTACACAGGGGATGTTCGTTATAGCCGAAGGCAAAGAGTACAGAATAGTTCACGCGAATTCGCCACAAGTATCAGGCGGTACAGTTGTTGTTTTTGCACAGGTTAGGGGGTAAACATGCCTAACGAAACAAAACGTGTTATGAAGCTGTTACGGGCGGCTACTGAAAAAGAAGTTAAAAAGCTTGTATTAGCTATACATTCTGATTTAGTAATCGAAACACCTGTGGATACTGGGTGGGCTTCTAATAACTGGGTTCTAACAATAGGTACTTTTTCGCCTGATCCATTAGGTACACGGGAAAATTTTAGTACTGCCCAAATGAATGATGGACTTTCTTCATTATTAAACTGGAAAGTTGACAAGGGTACAATATATATTACTAATAATGTACCGTATATTTCTTTTTTAAATGAAGGAACGAGTATGCAGGCACCCCCCGGATATGTTGATGCAATAATCCAGCGCCGGGTTGATGAATTTAATGCAAAAGGTAATATAGAATAATGAATGCACAGGAAGCACGTGAAGAAATACAAAAGGCTTTTATTGCCGCTGGAATTTTTGCTGTTAGTACAATAGCTTTAGATAATCAAAAATTTACCAAACCGAGTGATGATACACCGTGGGCTCGGTTAACTATTAATTTTACGGCAGGAAGACAGCATACATTAGGCAAGCCCACGAACAGGAAGTTTGAAAAAAAGGGTTTTGTATTTGTACAGGTTTTTACTGTTGCGGGCGGTGCTACTAATATCAATGATGGGTTAGTACAACAATCATTAAATGTTTTTGAAGGTGTAGTTTTAAACGGCGTACATTTTACGGATGGGCAGATACGGACGGTAGGTACGTTAGACAAATGGTATCAGCAAAACGCGGTACTTGAATTTACATATTATGAAATAAAATAAGGAGAATGTATTATGGCAAGGACGTTGACTAACTGGTTTAATCTACAGTATGCAATTGAAGAAACACTGGGTGTATTACCAACTACCCCAGTATGGAAAATTCTTGAACCGAATGCCATAAACCAATTCGGTTCAGTAATTACAACAACAGCCCGTAATCCGATTTCCAAGTACAGACAACGGAGCAAGGGTAGCCCAACAAATTTGGAATCAAGTGTTGAATTTGATGCAGATTTAACAATTGATCATTTTGTTGATTTTGCTGAAAGCTTTATGTTTTCATCATTTCAGGGACCACTTGTTTTTACTCCGACCGCTGTTACTTCTACCGTGTACACTGTACCGGCTGATGGTGATTTGGCAGAAGATACCCTTGTTTATGCTCGGGGTTTTGGTATTAGTGCAAATAATGGATTAAAAGTTGTTACTTCGGGCAGTACAACAACAAGTATCGCTATTTTAGGCGGGTTAACTGCTGAAGCCTCACCTCCTGCAAATGTAAAGGTGGAAGTATGCGGTGTACGTGGTGCTACTGGGGATATTGAAATTGATGCCAGCGGTAACATAATCAGTACAGTACTCGATTTTACTACACTGGGTTTAAATGTGGGTCAGGTGATATGGGTGGGCGGTGATGAAACATTGAATTCTTTTGCTACGGCGGCGGATAGAGGGTATGTACGTATCGACGCAATTACAGCCAATGAAATTGTAATTGATAAAACATCACAGACCTTTACTGTTGATAATGGTGCTGCAAAAGAAATTGATCTTCTTTTCGGGCGGTGGGTACGGAATGTTGCTGTTGATGATGGTGATTTTCTTGAACAAAGTATCCAGTTTGAAGGCGCTTATTCTGACCTCGGTGGTGTAGGTACAAATGAGTACGCATATGCAAAAGGTAACTTCGCCAATACAATGACCTTAGAATTACCTTCTGCTGATTTGGCAACAATGTCTTTCGGCTTTACCGGTACAGATACGGAACCGCCTTCTACTACAAGAGCGGCGGAAAGTGCAAACGCTACTTCGCCATTAAGGGTCGGCGCATTTAATACGACTGCTGATGTTGCCCGGTTACGTATTCAGGAAGTGGATGAAACTGGTTTAACTACAGATTTTAAATTTCTGAATATGACCATTAATAATAATGTAACACCTGAATATGTTATCGGGCAGTTCGGTGCAAAATATACAAATGTGGGTACACTTGAAATCGATGTTGAAACACAGGTTGTATTTACCAATTCAGATATTGTGGATGCAGTACGAAACAATACGACACTCACAATGGATTTTAATGTACGAAATGATGATGGCGCTATTGCTTTTGATATTCCTTCTATGACCTTAACCGGTGATACACAGGAATTTACCACAAACGAATCCATCAACATTTCAACAACAGCACAGGCATTCGGGGACCCAACTTTAGGTTACTCAATGTCAATATCTATGTTTCCATATGTACCGACTGCTTAGTACTAAGTCGGTATTCGGGAGCCGGTGGTTTTGTTTGGGTGCTACCGGCTCCCCATCAACCCAAATACCAGACACTGTAAGGAGTTTACCATGACTAACACTTTTGATTTTGTAAAAAAACTTGATGTACAGAAAGACAAAACTGTTGAGTACACTATTCACGAATTAACAGATGCCCCGGTACTGAATGTACTGCCAGCAACAGAGGCGAATAAATCGTACTGGAATGTTCATTTGAAAAATCTGAATAAAAGAAAGCATTTCAAAAAACGTACAGTAACGGCGGGTATGGTTAAGGATGTAAGGGACGAAGACAGGAAAATGTTTCCTGTTCATATTATTAAAGGGTGGAATAATATGATTGACCCTACTACTGAAGAAGAAATACCGTATACACATGAAGATTGTATTGAATTTGTAAAGGCATTACCAGACCATATTTTTGATGAATTACGTGAATTTTGTACTGACCCGGCAAACTTTGTTGAATATATTGATACGGAAGATATAGTAAAAAACTAATCGAGCGGCTTGAATGGGAACGGAAATTCCAGAAAATTGGTTTTTCCGTTCAAGCCGCAATTGAAAAAAATAGACCGTTACCTGATTGGTACATTAATGAGCCTATTATTGATTCGGCAGAAGAGTACATATTAAAAATATTTTGTGATCTGGATACATGCAGACAATACCAAGAAGGACCTATACCGTGGAATATTATATTACAGTACATTGATCGGTTAGAATATGAAAAAGCTGTTACGGAAATGATTATACATATAGTACGTTTATTAGATGCGGAGTATTTAAAAATACTTGAAAAAGAAAAACCAAAAAAACCACCACCGGTAAAAGGAAAATAAAATGGCAACATTTCCAATTCAAGTGGAAGTAATACCCGATAAAGCTAAATCCGGGGCAAAAGAGGTTGAACGTGAATTAACAGCCGTCGAAAAAGCCGGTCAGCGTTTACAGCGTACATTAAACCGGGTTTTTGCCTTTGTAGGTATTACAGCAGGCCTTCGCCAGTTGGTACGGTTAGCGGATACGTACACAAATATACAGAACAGAATTAAAACAGTAACAACCGGAACAGAGCAATTAGTAGCAGTAACGGGTGAATTATTTAAAATCAGTAACGCTACCCGCGCATCATACGAAAGTACAGCGGAAGTATATGCCCGTACTGCATTAGCTGTCAAAGAGTTAGGTATATCACAGCGGCAGGTTTTACAGTTTACCCAATCGTTAAATGAAGCGGTTATACTTTCCGGTGCAAGTGCCCGAGAAGCGGAAGCCGGTATGATACAATTATCACAAGGTTTGGCCTCCGGTGCATTACGTGGGGATGAACTACGTTCTGTACTTGAACAATTACCTGTTGTTGCTGATGTTATTGCCCGGCGTTTACGTGTTACCCGTGGGGAATTAAGGGAACTGGGGGCACAGGGTAAAATCACCGCGCAAATTGTACTCGATGCTTTTAAAGATGCTCGGTTAGAATTGACCGAACGTTTTGCTAAAACTGTACCAACTATTGCTCAATCATTTGCTGTACTAAGAAACAGATTAATACAAACAATAGGCGAACTTGATAAAGTATCCGGGGCATCCACTACTGTTTCGAAGGCGATTTTATCACTGGCAAGAAATATTGATATATTAACCCGGGCTGTTATTGCTTTGGGGCTTGCTTTATCTGTTACACTGGTAAAGAAGGGTATTACTGCCGCTATAGTAGGAATAAAAGCTTTAGGTGTGGCAATTAGTGCTCATCCTATAGGCGCGATGGCTACTGCGATAGTAGCAGGTACAGCGGCATTAATATCATTCAGCGATAAAATAAAAGTTTCGGCTGATGGAATGGTTACTTTACGGGACGCGGCGCTGGCTACTTTTCAAGTATTATCAGAGCGGGTTGAACCGGTAGCCGATACAATTGGTTCCAGTTTAAACCGGGCGCTTGAAACAGTTAATGATACACTAAAAGGTTTTAATGTTTCATTTGGTGATGTACTAAAAGGTTTAAAAATTTATATTAATACATGGATCGGCGCTCATGTTGGATTAGCTTTTGCCTTAAAAGAAATATTTGTACAAATTAAGAAATTAATATTTTCTGTACTGGGGGAAGATACATTAAGTGCTATATCAGATGGGTTTAAAGCATTAGCTGATTTTATTGTTAATTTATTTAAGGGTATTGTATCTGTCGCTACAAGGGCGCTCAAACTTGTTGGAGTGGCTGTTACTGATTTAGGCAGGTTGATAAATGCAAACTTTGATTTACCAGATTTAAAAGTACCAGACAGTGTATTAAAATTTGGTTCGGAAGTACAGGACGCATTTCTAAAAGGGTTTAACAAAGATTTTGTTGGAACTGCCCTTGATGCTTTTTTACCATTTTTTAATGAAGTTGAACAACGGGCTATTAAAAACGCGCTTATAAGAATAAAGGAAGAAAAGAAAGTACAAGATGCTACCAAGAGCGGTTTAAAAAGCTTAGAATCAGCTTTTGCCGTTACTGATAGAACTATAAGTGGTTTCCGTACACAAATAAATAAATACTTTACCACTATATCAGATTTGAGTACAAATTTAGGTAAAACACTTGTTAATGCATTTGATTCCGCCGCTGATGCTTTTGCTGAATTTGTTGCATCTGGTAAATTTGATTTCAGATCATTAGCGGATAGTATTATAAAAGATATTGCCCGTATTGCTATACAACAGGCGGTAATTTTACCATTATTACAGGGTTTAGGTTTTGGTGTAGCCGCCGCCGCGACTGCTCCTGTTGCTGTACAGCCTAATACAATTCAAGGCGGGTTTGGTGCCGGTGGTGCCGGTGGTGCCGGATTAGGTGCTGTCGGTTCTGTACAGGGCGGCGATGTTATTGCGCCCCGGGTTAGCGGTAGAAGATCTTTAACAAGTACAGAGACAAGTACAGAAGCAAGGGAAACACGTGGAAGCGATGTAACCCTTATTGTAAATAATTACGGTAATGATGAAGTACGTACTGAAGAAAATACAGATATAAATGGACGGAAAGTAATAGTCGTTTCCGTAGCTGAAGATATTTGGAATGAAGGTAGTACATACAAAGCAATTTCTGGAAAATTTGGCATTACCGGAGCAGGGGCATAATATATGAGATCATTATCATTAACCGCACGTACTGCAATATTTAATCAGCAGACAAGCGAAGCGTTTTTATTATTACTGGAAATGGGTCATGAAGATTTTGATGATCCGATACGGGTAGTAAACCAAAAACTTGATGTAACCAGTAACGGAGATGTATATACAGCATTTCCATTCCGGATAAGTTTACCCAATGAAGATGAACAAATTTCTAAGGCCCATTTAGTTATTGATAATGTTAGCCGGGAAATTATTGATGAAATACGTACTATTGATACAGGGCTAACCGCTGTACTTACTGTAGTACTTTTATCTGATCCGGATACTATTGAAGTCGGACCTTTTAATCTTACTCTAACAAATGTTATTTATAATGCTATGGTTATCCGGGGTGAGTTAAATTATGAAAATGTACTGCGACAGACGTACCCTAAAGAAGACTTTAACCCAATTAACCATCCGGGATTATTTTAATGGAATGTATTAAACAATATGAAAATGCACCTTATTTAAATAAAGGCCGAGGTGATGGTGGGTTTGATTGTTGGGGTCTGGTATACGCATATTATAATGATGTACTAAATATACCTGTACTATCTTATGATACGGATTATGATTCTTGGCTTGATGGTTCTGTTGTTAAATTAATGATTGAGGAATCTAAAAAACACTGGGTACGTATTGATTTAAAAGATGCCATTGATGGTGATATTATTTTATTTAATATTATGGGCAAACCGCGCCATGTAGGAATTCTTTTCGGGGACCGTATGTTGCATATTATGGTCGGGTGCAATGTTGTTTATGAACGGTATAATACGCCGCAATGGAAAAATAGAATAGCAGGGGTGTATAGACATGACAAACGAATGTAAATTAGTACAACAATCCGCTCCTTTTTCCGGGTATGTTGAAAAATCAGTATTACCTGTTAAATCTGATCTATACCATGCCTTAAAAGAAGCTGAAATTGATATTGAAAATGCTTTTGTATCTGTAAATGGACGCCGTATTGCCCCGTTAGATTTAATACATACTGTACCAAAAACCGGAGATGTTGTAGAAGTTGATATTGTACCAACTAATAGCGATAACGGAAAAATTGCATTACGTACTGTTGCATTGATAGCTGTTGCGGTGGCGGCGGCTTATGCAGGCCCGGCGTTATTTACTGGTTCAAAATTTTTAGCTACGGCGGCAAGTGTAGGAATAACAGTAGGGGGTTCCCTTGCTGTTAATGCATTAATACCTCCTCCGACCGCCGCCTTAGTAGCAGGTACAGCATCAAATTTAGAACGGGACTATGCCATCACTGGCTCATCAAATAGTTATGCACCGTATGGGCCTATTCCGAAAATATTTGGTAAGCATAGAATTTACCCCCCTAAAGCGGCACTTGAGTACACTGAATTAATCGGTAATGAACAATATTTAAATTCTTTGTTTTGTATTGGGTACGGACCTTTAAATGTAACAGAAATACAAATAGGTGAAACACCGATTGCTTCATATGGCGAAGCTGAATATGAAATAGGGAATTTAACAAGCCCGCCATCATTATTTCCGTCTTTAGTGGATGAGCAATCATTAAGTATACAGCTTGATAAAGTAAATTTTCCATCTGTAGGTAACTGGACCACAGTTAATACAGTATCTGATACCAGACGTATTTCTTTAGATTTTTTTATGCCCACAATATTCGGTCCTGAAAGTACACATTGGGTTGATTTTTTTGTAGAAGTTAGCAGGGACGGCGGACCGTGGGTAGACATACTTAATCCCAGTAGTGGGTATGGGATAACAGTGGTTAATGCCGAGCATGATTATTTAGGTGGTGTTATTTATGGGGAATGGGTTATTAGGGCGTACAGTGATGGATCAGGTTCGAAACGATGCGGTATTTTTTTTAATACGCCTGCTGTGGATAATTATAGCATAAGGGTAGCCAGAAGAAGCGATACTACTACACCGTGGACAGCCCCGGATGTATCGGATGATGCTTATTTAACAGCGGTACGTTCGTTTGTTAATGATAACCCTATTAAAACAACCGATAGTACAATACAGTACATAGCTCTTCGATTAAGGGCTTCCGATAAACTTAATGGTGTTGTTGATAATTTTAATTGTGTTTGTGAAGCACAGCACCCGGTTTATAATGGCAGTGTTTGGGCTGATCAGGTGACCAGAAACCCGGCTTGGATGTTAGCGGATTTATTAACCGGGGGGGCTACACCTAATCCAATTAGTACAGATAAATTAAATGGTGCTGAATTTTTAGAATGGGCAAACATAAATGATACAGAAGGTTTTTACTTTGATTTAATACTTAGTAAACATACAGTAATAAATGAATTAGCGAAACAGATTTGCGCGGTGGGAAGAGCTGTACCTACAATAAAAGATGGTTTGCATACTGTGGTAATAGATAAAGACAAACCACACCTTCCCAAATATTTACATCAAGAAATTCGTGGGGTTTTCAGGGTATAAAAATATTTACTGAACGTATCCACGGTTTTAAATGTAATTTTGTAAACCGGGATAATGGGTATGTTGTTGATGAGGTTATAGCGTATGATGACGGGTATAATGCGGGTAATGCTACCAAATTTGAAAAATTATCATTTAGTGGTGTAACTGACCCGGATCATGCATGGAAATTAGGCCGATATCATATA